CAAAGACATTAGTTGTTAATACTCAGTTTGCAACAACCCCCAATACAGATTCTCGTGTGATCATTTCTCCGACGGTTACAATTATTGGAGACGGATCTGGAGCAAAAGCATACTCCACCGTCGACGAAAATACAGGCGCAATTGCAAATATCTCAATGATCGACACTGGAAGTAGTTATACTCGTGCGTCTGTAAAGATTACTGCAAACTCAATTCATGGATCAGGCGCAACCGCAAATGTTGTCATTTCTCCTTTGGGGGGACATGGTGCGGATCCTATCCGAGAGTTATTTGCGGACAAAGTAATTATTAATTCTCAGTTTAGTGGTACCGAAGGAGTCTCCGCAAACGGAAATGGATACATCCCTTCTAATACAGAATTTAGAACAATCAGTGTATTAAAGAATCCTATTCTAAAGTGTGACTCGAATAATAACTTTATCACTAATGAAGTTATTGCGAATACTTCCAACTCGCCATCGACGTTACGATTTACAACGCGACTGAAAATTTCATATATTCAGATGAATAATAATGTTCCGGTGACTCCTTTACAAGTAGGAGACATCATTACAAATGAAAGAAATAGGTTACGTGCAGAGTTAGGACGACTAGAGTTTATTACTGAGTTGTCTTTAATAAAAAGAAGAAATGAATCATTACAGAACGCAGTTCTCGGCGCAAACGGAAATGTTGTATATATTCGCAATGATGAGACGGAAACTGATCCATCCTTCTTTATTACTTACATAAATAATGTAGATAGTTATAGTAATTACATTCCTTTCACAAAGGACGATATTATTCTTACAAGTGAAAGTGAAGAGAAGATTGCAACCGTAGAAACTATTAAAGGACCGGAAGCGAACACATATTCCGGTGAAGTTATTTTTACGGAAAATGTTCAAGCTGTTCGAAAAGATTTGGAACAGACAGAAGATATTAAAATCATTTTAGATTTCTAAAGGTAGAATAAATGGGCATCGAAACCAACTTAAACCAGAATCCTTACTTTGACGATTTTGATGAAACTAAAAACTTTCATCGAATTCTGTTTCGGCCAGGATATGCAGTTCAAGCAAGGGAACTAACGCAGTTACAGTCCATCCTTCAAAATCAAATTGAAAGATTTGGTAATCAGACTGTTGGAGACGGAACAAAAATTAGTGGTTGTGGGTTAACAACTCGTAAAGTTGATTATGTCAAGTTGAGAGATAAAGATGCAAATAATCGCGTCCTTCTTTTAGGAGATTTCTACCAATCGGGTTCCGTTGCAAACGCAATTGTTTATGGATCATCAACTGGATTGCAAGCAAAATTAATTGATGTTGCGGACGGTTCGGAAACCGCAGGGGATATTAACGGAAACTACCTTACAATCTTTGTCAGTTACATAAATTCTGGTTCAAATAATACCACAAAGTCTTTCTCAAGTAATGAATCCTTAGTTATTAGAACTAACAATGTAAGTAATACGTTCCTTGTTGCTGCGAATACGCTGACTGCAAATGCAACTGGTTTTGGATTACGTGCATCTGTTACTGATGGTCTTGTATACCACAAAGGTAACTTTGTGCGAGTTGCTCCTCAAGGTACTATTGTTAGTAAGTACTCTACCAATCCAGACAAGGTAATTGGTTTTGAAACTCCAGAAACGATTATTAACTCAGATCAAGATTCTTCTTTGTTGGATAACGCAACAGGAACAACAAACTTTTCCGCACCAGGCGCAAATCGTCTCAAGATCACGCCAACTCTTGCGGTAAGAGAAGTTGGAGTTGAAGACTCTAATTCATTCTTTACAATTGCATTGGTCGAAGATGGTCTTGTTGTACAAGAATTTGAAGACACCACCAAAGCAGATTTGGGACAATATATTGCAGAAAGAATCTATGAAACAAATGGAAACTTTGCAATCAATCCTTTCTCGATTCGTATTAGAGAACACCTCAAGGACGCCTCTAACTTAGGTAAGTATACTTTAAACGCAGGCGGTGATCGTAATAAACTGATTGCGGAAGTAGAAAGTGGTACGGGTTATATTCAAGGTCAACGAGTTTCTGTTGAAGGACCTAAAAAGTCAGAAATTGACAAGGCAACCACTTACGAAGTTAAAGATGGTCGTGTACTAACACAACGTATCGGTAACTATGTTTACGCAAACGAAGTTGTTGGTACTTGGGATTTCCAAGGATATCAAACAGTTTCTTTGAGGAATGTTGTACAAGAAGGAATCACGGGAAGAAACTTTGGTAATCAGTCTCAGTTGGGAACTGAACTCGGCACCGCAAAGATTCGAAACATCCAATGGCATTCCGGAACAATGGGTACCGCAGAAGCAGTATTCCGAATTTACTTGTTCGACATTAAAATGAACGAAAACAAATCGTTCTCGGATGTTCGTTCAATTTATGTAAATAACGCATCCGGTCCCAAATCCATGGCGGATATCGTTTTGTCTTCAGATGACGAAATTGATTACAACGCAAAACTTCAAGAACCAGAACTTAATACGTTGGTCTTCCCGTTCACTCAAAAAGGAACAAAGACTCTTAAAGATTCATTAGGCGCAACCGATACTCAGTTTGTTTTCAGAACGGAAAAGACTGTCAGTTTCAATACTTCTGGTATTGGTACTGTGAGTGCAAACGCTGCACATGCGGGCGGCACTGAAACTTTATTTGATCAAGGTCCTAGTCAGATTGAAGAAACGAGTCTGATGATTGTTTCCAAACAAGCAGTCACCTCTCCAGATCAAACTGGGACAATTATCTCTTTTGGAGGAACTGCGATCAATGGTTCCGGAACAGATTTCAGAAACGAATATGATGTAGGAGAGTTAATTCAAATCACAGACGGTTCGAATACTGTTTCTGCATTAATTACTGACATTGAAAATGCAGAGTCTATGACTGTAGCAAACGGAGATCTTGGTTATACAAGAGATTCCGTTACTTTAACTCATAGAACATTATTCCCAGAAGGTTATACTTTTGACCTAAACCTCAAAGGTTCATTTACATCATCTTCAACATCTCATAGTGTTGATCTTGACAGAACTTTCTCATCAAGTTTCAACGCATCGGTATACTTTAATGTATTGAGATCGAACGCAGTTCCTGAAACAAAGACTGTCAATAAAGGTAAGTATGTACATATCCATGTGCCTGACAATACTGCAGGAAACTTTGGACCTTGGTGTCTTGGTGTTTCTGACGCATATAAACTTGAAGAAGTTTACATGGGAGAACAAGGATATCCAAACGAAGTCTGGGCCAACTCCGAAGTCGTCACGTCGAATTTCGTTATTGATTCTGGAATGAAGGATGCATTCTATGATACATCGTATCTTAGATTGAAACCAAACAGTACTCTTGATCTTGCGGGTCGAGGACTTCTTGTTAAGTTTAGTTACTTCACACGAAATCGTTCTAACGGTATCGGATTCTTATCTGTAGATTCTTATCCTATTGATGATGCAAATGTTGCAAACACTAATGCAATCACAACTCAAGAAATTCCTATCTTTACCTCACCAACAAGCGGTAAAAAGTTTGATCTGAGAGACTCTATTGATTTTAGACCAATTAAGACAAATACTGCAACGCCTTCCGCAAACGGTGTTGGTGTACAAACACCTTCTATTACTAACCCAACTGCATCAACCACATTCTTAATTGATTCTGATGGAACATATTCTCCAACACCAGGCGAAAACTTCCAAACAGATATTCAATTCTATTTGCCTCGTCGTGATAGAATCGTAATGTCAAAAGAAGGTGCAATTAATGTTGTTAAGGGTGTACCGTCTATTGTTCCTAAGACTCCGCCTGATGTTGCAGGATCGATGACTCTTGCAATTTTGGATATTCCAGTATATCCATCATTGTCTCCTCACGTTGCAAAAAATGCAAAAAGAAACGATTACCAAGTTAGAGTTAACTTAGAAAATAATCGTCGATATACAATGCGTGATATTCGGGTTATTGACGACAAAATTAAGAACCTTGAATACTACACATCATTGAATGCGTTAGAAACTGCGGCAAAGAACCAACAAATTTTTGGTTCAACTGGAATGGATAGATTCAAAAACGGATTCTTGGTAGATAACTTTGACGGACACAATATTGCGGATCGCGACTCTATCGGGTATCGCGCAGCAATCGATAGGGATCGTACACTTTTAAGACCTACGTTTAGTCGTGCGGATATCACTTTGTCTAAAGACATTAATCTTGCGTCTAGCAAAGTAACGCAAAAAGGAAACTTGGTTCTTATCGAATACACTCAAACCGAGTACTTGAAACAAAGATTTGCATCTAAAAAGAGAAACCCAGCACAAGAAGTTTCTTTTAACTGGAAAGGTCAGATTATACTGAATCCTTCAATGGATAACACATCTGACATTACGACTCTTCCTGAAATTCAATTAGACTTTGATGGATTCTATGGCGCAATCGAATACATTGCACAAGAAACTGGAATCACAGGAACAGAAGGTATTGACTGGGGCGCATGGAATACTGTAAGTTCTTCTTCTACTGTTGTCGGACAAGACACTTCAGTTAGAACGACTCGCGACAATGATTGGAGTACTACGACTCGTACAACAACTACGACAACGCAGACTCAATCGGATCAGATACGAAGTGGTATTCAAAACACATTAAGTCCATCAACAGAAACTTTCTCTATTGGTCCTTTTGTTGAAAACGTTGCGGTACGAGACTTCATGCGTTCTCGATTGATTCAGTTTACTGCGTATGGAATGAGACCGAACACTCGTGTGTATCCATTCTTTGATGGTGAACTTGTCGGTGACTATTGTACTCCAACGAACTTTTCGTATGCAAACACTGCAAATGAAGGCGGATCATTAGTTACCAGTGATCGCGGAACAGTTTATGGAGTATTCAGAATTCCTAATGATGATAATCTTAAATTCCGAGTTGGAACTAAACGATTTGAATTGAAAGATATCGATGATCTAGAAAGTGAATCGGATATAGTGACCACATCCGCACATGGCGATTACACAAGTATCGGATTGGATGTCACTCAACGCGGAACTTCAGTAAATATTGTTACTCCTCAACTATCACAGTCTGTTGTTACTGATAATAGAACTTTAACATCACTCGTCACATCAAGTGAAGATCAAGTGATTGCTCGAAATAGAGAAGATGATGGTGGTGATGATAACGATGATCCAATGTCACAAACATTTACTGTTGTTGCTGGAAAATCTGATGGTCTCTTTATAACCAAACTTGATCTGTTCTTTGCGGACAAATCAAACAGTTTAGGCATCACCGCAGAGATTCGTGAAGTAGACAATGGTTATCCATCAAATGTAATTGTTCCGTTTAGTACAAAGACTTTAGAACCTTCTGAAGTTAATATAAGTGAGGATGGACAGACTGCAACCACTTTTGAATTTGATTCTCCAGTATTCCTGAAGAACAATTCTGATTATGCAATTATTGTTCGTCCTCATGGAGGAACTAGTGAATATAATGTTTGGGTTGGTGAACTTGGAGGAACAGATGTGTCGACGGGAGAATTGATCTCTAGACAACCTGCATCTGGAATTCTTTTCACTTCCGCAAACGACAAAGCATGGTCGCCTATTCAGTCTGAAGATTTGAAATTTACTCTTCATAAGGCAGTCTTTGATACCTCTCAGACTAGTAACTTATACATCGAAAACGATAACATCGACTTCTTTGTTTATAGTACTATTAATGGAACGTTTAGAAATGGCGAAAAGGTTACTAACACTTCTGGCGATAGAGGGTTTGTATCATTTATTGATAGTGTCAACCAAAGAATCTATATTGAAAACTCTACTGGCGGATTTGCAGATGGCGAAACTATTACGGGTGCAAAATCTGGTGCAACTGCAGTCATCGAAGATATTCCTAACTTCTCAATGAACACAATTGTTCCTAAAATTCCACAAGTACTCTATACGGATACACAAGCGGATTGGGAAGTCAGGGCAACAACTTCTAGTGGAGTGATTAACGGAAGTTATGTAAGTGTTGATATTGGAGTCGAAAATTTATTCACCGATAATGAAAAGGCAGTATTCTCCAAAACAAATGAAGATGCATTGTCCGCAGTCGGCGGAACAAAGAAAACTTTGGTTTATCGAGGAAACCTTGGAACTACGGATCCAAACGTATCTCCAGTGGTTGACACGACACGATTGAGTACTATTATTCTTGGTAATAATATTAATAATGATGTTTCGGATGAACACAAAGAAGTTGGTAATGCATTGGTTCGTTACATAACTCGTCCTGTAGAACTTGCGGAAGGCAATGATGCGGAAGATTTGAAGATTTATTTAACCGCA